TTAGTTCCATCACGGCCTTCCACGTGCGTCCCGATATGGGTCAGCGTATTGTACAGGCGATATCCGGTATCACCCATCTTGCTGTACAAGCCCCACACACGGTTGCACTCTTCAAGTGCTTTGTTGTTAAGCTTCCACTTACCGGCATTAGTCCGATACATAGCGACGTTACGCTCCATGAAGTCGATAGCCTGTTCATGCGATACCTTAGTGTCCATCATTAGTGGGTACAGTTCAGCCTCAGACTCTAGGCGGGCAGGATACTCAGCGACAATCGCGCCCAACTTCTCAGGATCAGAGAACCGGGTGTGCTTGTTACGCACTTGTAGATTCTCAGCGATGGATGAACACCCATTGGTGCACCACAGTCTCCACAGACCACACATGAGGTCACGCACGAACGTGGTGTCATGTGAATCGGCGATGCGGAAGCGCATGAACACAGGCTCACCCACTACGCGCTCAAAATTGAATCGCTTCATAATGATGTCGGCAGTGAACGCCCGTCCATTGTCAGCGATATTAAACTTGGCTTCGACTTGGGATGTGTCGATACCTGAAGCCATGATGCCGTCCATGAACGACTGCCACATCAGGTTGTAGTTCACAGGATTGTGCTTCGATTTGGACACAGTCATCACTGTGTCAGTGTTAGGGTTAACGATGTTGAACACACCGGGGATGACCTGCACGTCACCGTTTTTGGCAACACGCTTGGCTGGCTCACGAACCGGATCAAAATCAAGTTCCACTGGAAGTGCAGGAATGCCTGCGAAGTTTTCATACTTACTCATTGCTATACTCTCCTCAGAGTTAATTTCTACTAAAGAAATGACAGTCTAAACGCCATTTGATTAGATGTCAAATGTTTTTATTCTGACCACTAACATGTAGCTAGTCATGTACATTGCCAAACCGATTAACATAACCGGCACCCCGATCCAATCGTCATGGATCAACGCCACTCCCCCAAAGAAAAGTGGCGTACCTGTTATCACAAGATTTGCAGGTAATATATATTTACTCCACATCTGAAGTCTCCTCATCTTCCTCAAAGATACGAACGTAGTCACTGTGCCTATGCTCTCGCATGGCTTCTTTGATCATGGATAGGTACTGATCCCCCCGCCACTTATTCATGTGACGGTTCCCAATCTCACTGGCAGTGACTATCAGTCCCGCATTGATGACACGGCAGTCTTTACCGTCTTCATCGATTGTCGCAACCTGATTGAACATCCCTGCGTCAGTGTCGTTAAACAGGACCACGTAAAATGGTAGCCCTGCTATGCCGTTGCGATGATACGCAACATCTCTTATTTCAATTGCCATTACTCACTCCTATTGTATTTAATATTGTAGATAGACGCGCCCGCAATGTAGGCGCTCCATGCTTCGCGGTCATTATTGAATCCATACTCAGATGCAAAATCCATCGATGATGAATGCTGTACACGATCAGGCGTATGGGCACCCAGTCTGTGCAACGCATCTGCCACTTGGACAGGTGAGTATGCACGTATGGTTTGTCGCAGACCGCCACGGTGACCCGGTATGTCGTCGTAGTCAGGGTGTTCGTATGTCAATACGACAGCCCCATCATCTGCAGATAAAAATAAATCACCCATTTATATTACCTCCTAATTGGTTACTTTGATGGCAGTGATACTCTCAGGCATGATGCGTATCAATGGCGCAAAGTCCACACCTTCATCCACATCTTCCCGCCAGAATTGAGAGAAGCGATAGGGATTGTACGTAATATCGTACAGCCGCTTGATGGGCGGCGATGTCCCAAACTCAGGATGAAACACACTGTATTCATGCTGATACGGGCCAATGTCACGATCTTTGTACGATTGGAATGCTTCAGCCTTACCCAGTACACCATTGACCACTGCATGGACGTTCTTGCGCTTCTCACGCAGAACACGTTTGCGCCCTGCTTGTGAGACGTTAAAGTTTGCATCGTGCAAGTAAACACGTGCGGCGTGACCGATCACGTGCTTGGTCTTGGCATCCCGGATACTTAGCTTGCCGTTGTGCAAGTTACGATAGATTTCTACACGCATGGTTATAAATCCTCCTTAGCGGTTATAATTTTTTGAACATCTTCAGCATACTTAACTTCCGGGCGACTGAGTAATGCCCGCTGTCTCTCATCGAGTCGTCTGCCCAGATCAGCTAGTAGCCATTCGGTTGACGACTTTCTACGTGCGGATACTTCTGGGTCCATGAGTAATTCGATTGATGCAAGCACGAACACTCTCTGCGTGGGCGCGGTATCTTCCACAACATCTATCCACTCAGCTAGTCGGATAAGATCTAGTGTGGCATCATTGATTGACTCAGATGATGCCTCCGGGTTCTGCAAGACCATTGAGTAGATCATTGCGCTAGCCTCCCAGTTGGGAGTTAAGTCGGTAGTCGTTTTCATAGGTTTATTTCCTTATGTTAGATAATATAACCGGCCTAGTCAGACCGATCATGCGCCCAACCTCACTGGGCACATGGGCAGGTGACTAGTTCGATATTTCCCATACAGCAGAGACTCGCGCTCTACGCTTGGGGGCTTTTCTGACACTGACGATGTCTTCAGTCAAGCCACATGCGTAACGCCTACCTGAGACGACAGCCCAGTGCCAACCTACACACAGTAAGAACACACGCCCTGATGTGCGCATACTTTTGTTCTTTTTGAGCCAGCCCGCGAGTGTCGGCGCGTGTTTTAAATTGCGCCTCGATTGATAAAGTCTACCACTCGTATCATGGAGGGCTTCATGGTCCCGGAACCAGTGATTGTTGAGGGGCGGGTAGTTTGCCCCAATCACTTTGAAACCAAAACACTCTATGGCATCCATTAATTGCGCGGGAGACGTGCCACGCACAGCAGTGACACCGCTCAGCGCACGTATGGCCCCCGCGCATTCACCTGTATCCTGCCCCGTCAAAATAGACAGAGCACATGGACCACAGTACCGATTGTGCCGCGCCTTATTGCGCGGCTTGATTACTGGATGTATTTTCATTTGCTACCCTCCTACGGGTGTTTGGTTTAAGAACAGTTTTGAAGTATGGGTGCGGCAATGATCTACCGGCCCACAGACCCTCATTATCGAACATCACACGATGCCTGAAGGTGATCTGTTTACCCTCCAGTGAAGCCTTCGCAATGCGCAGTAAATAGTCCACACAATCGCGCCGGGTTGGTTGAAACGCACACGTGGATACCCACGCACTCGCACTGTCGCTATTGCGGCGTTTGTAGTACACCTCAACGAACCACTGGTCACCCCATCCGATGGCATGTTCGGATTTCTCCATGCGCACCCGGCAACCCCAAAAATTTTGTATCCTGTATTTGCCTTTGGACACTACGTCGAATTTCAATTGCGATGCGATATCACCGCCCTGCAAACAGATTGTTTTCATCATTCACTCTCCTTTTAAGCTACCTCTACAGTTGGAATAATCGTTGCGGTCTTGAAGCTTGAAGCCCGCGAACCGTGCACCGTGATGACAATGCTTTCGTCGGTACGCTTCGCACCATCACACAGACCGCACTCAATGCATTGCTTGCCATGCGAATCAGCCAGACACTCGATCTCATTGTCGAACATTGCGTCACCCTCCATCGCTACCCGGAAGGTTCGAGCACCGCGCTCGTGCCATTGTTGCGCCTGCTTCGGCGAATCAGCGGATACCATACAGATACCGATAAACCGCGAATCAAAGTTAGGGTGCCGGGCTTGGTGCGTGTATCCAGTGTGACCAGTGCCAACATTCGCGAGGTATTCCATCACGTAGAATGGCGCGGCGGCTGGATCACCGTAAGCACCTAAACGGATGCGGCGATCACGTAAAAAATGCTCATGTTCCTGCGGCACATAGCGCGGATACTTCCCGGCGATAAAGGCCTTATAAACCGCATTCGGTGCTTGGCCAACATTCACATAACACGCGCCACCGTTGAAATGGCGATGTGGGCATGATCCGCAGATAGCGGAATCAGCGCCCGTTTTGGTTGCCTGCACCGGATTAACATCAGAGCGCAAGATCCACACTTGGACCATCTCGCCGGTCTTCACGTTTGACGTTTCAAGGGTAGCAATCACCACAATCGGCGAACCATCAAGCACTGATGGCCCTTCGTGCATAACGAAGCCGCGAGGCTTAGGGCCGCGCAGTGTCTTAGAATTACGCAATTTTTTACCTAATAAAGTTTTCATAAATTCATTTCCTCACAGACAATCGGCCCCGGAGGGCCGGTGTTGGTTATAAAACAATCTTTAAATTTTGAACATACGCAGGCTCAACGCTAAATTTTTTGTCATAAATTTCAGCATCGTCGGTTGTCGCAATGACACCCTGAAACCAATCATAGAAATCGGCGCGAGTCAGTACGATTTTTGAGGCTAAATAAAACAAGCAATACTGTGAAACCATTATTAGTACCCTCCCATTTCAAGTAGTGATATCAAGTGAAAATCAAAATCATTTTCGATACACCGGAGCACCTGCCCGGTGCGCTCCCGGTCCCCGTTGAATTTGTCCATTAATGTAGAAAAGACGCCGACGTGTGTGCGGTCATGCTTCCCGGATTCGATCATCTGGATTACTTGCAAAGCGATATTGATATTTGAATACATGGGTTCATTTCCTCATGGTTTGGTTTGTTTAATGTTTCGGCTTGTCATGGCCCGGTCATATACAGACTGTCTCGATGAGATCGTCAGCGCACCGACACTAGGTGCGGACACTAAACGCGCAAGCCCGCAAGGGTGCTAAACCTCAACGCTTGCGCTTTCATATGCGGACCACTTGAAGCCTATAGCCGTGGCTCCCCGTGCCAATAGGGGAGCGGGTGTACAGTATCGAGGGACCACTACTGACCCTCGCCATTCAAGCTTTACCGCATATATTCCGACAGTGTTGCTATCGCGGATACTGACTCCCGCGCCTATCTGTTCAGGCTGTTAACTGCCATAGGCTCTCGCCACTAAGACAGCCCCGCATCATTGATGCCCCCGCACATGGCCGCTTTCGCGGCAACCCCAACACGATAGGAGAGGGGTTCGGTTCTAAGCCCTAGCCGGGGAGCTTTCGGCATCCTTGCCTGACTCACTTATCCCCGGTCTTTTTCGTCATCGATTTGTGTGCATCGATAACCCTTGGACAAATATAAGAGATAATAAGTTCCCGGCATTAGACTAAAGGATAATATAGATATTGCAGTTGCGTAATAAAAAAACTTCAATAAAAACAATAACTTATGCATTGGTTCCAGAGAGTTCAAAATTAATTTTTCTAATAAAATCAAGCACTTACAGATGCGAATCGTTCGCATTTGAGGGACCGTAGTTTTTGTGCAGTGCACAATAGTACATAATATATGCTGTACAAAATTTGTACATCGGACCGTAGTGGTCAAAAATTGTACAGCTAATACGGGTACTGTAAATTTATACAGTATGGTTCATATGTTCAGGCCAAAAACATAGGCTTCATATAAAGCCCGCTACTGGGAGCCTATCAAATCCGGGTAGGGTAGTATTAAAAGAAAAAGATCGTGGTTTTGCGAATGATTCGCATCTAAAAGTTTTATCAATAGAATCAATAACTTAGGTGTGTTAATTAAAATCGCTAAAAAAATTGGCATGATTATTATGTTATATAAATCAATGACTTACCGCACTGCACCATTGTTGCACTGCACAACAAAATCTCATGCGGCACCGCACAAAAAACTTGGCATGAAAAATGACCGTAGTGATGGTGCACTGCACAAATGGGGTGGTGTTTGGACACAGTAACTGACGGGGTATAGGTGCACACTCACTTAGATGACTAAGTATTTTTAGATTTCGAGTCTATTGTGTGACTCAATGGGTGCAAGTGTTTTGATATCATTTGATTATTGGGCATGAAATGCACTACTGGCGCGGGTCTCAGGCCATGAAATCCCCCAGAATCCGTGACCGTAGTACAAAAATTGTACAATAGGGCCGCGAGGGCCACCCGGGGTGTCTACGTATACGTATATACAGATATACACAGAAGTGAATTTTCAGTTGTAAACCACTTTTGGTCTGACCACTTAGTCGCAAACACTATATATGCCCTTAAACTATGACTATTTTCGTTATTTTAGTCACAAATATCTCTTGACAACCTTTATGAAATACATATAACTACGGAGCGTAGCGACATACAGATAATATGCCCCATAAAAAGGTCTCCAAAAATTCTTGTAAAAGTCATAGGCAACTGGATATTGTAAATGAAGCATATTATATGTAAGGATCTGTACATTTTTGAATGAACCCTTGCGTAGCAAGGAAGTTCGTGCTAAAATACAACAAACATTCCGGGTGATACACTCGTATTACCTACAAATCTCTTGACAATTAAAAATTTAGAAGTATAACTATGCGTACTCGTGAAGGATTAGTAGAAGAAGTCTACGATTGTGTCCGAACCAGAACCCCTCTAAGCAGTATTCACATCCCACATTCCGATGTATTCTTTGTGAGGGAGGCGTTAGAAGCTCGCTTTGACTGTGAGCTTTCGTTATTTCAAGTAGAAGAATATATGCGCGAAGCAGGATGGAAGGATAGTGGCGACAACTAAAGATGTTAAGCGCACTGAAAGCGGTAGACTTACCTATCGTGGTGAAACTTTCAGTGGGTATAACAAACCTAAGCGTACTCCCGGTGCAAATAAGAAGTTTGCCGTACTCGCCAAGAAAGGTGATCAGGTTAAGATAGTCCGTTTTGGTGATCCGAATATGGAGATCAAGAAGGATAACCCTGAAAGACGTAAGTCGTTTCGTGCTCGTCACAAATGTGATACAGCGACAGACAAGTTTTCGGCCAGATACTGGTCGTGTACAAAATGGTGATATAGACTATATGCCTTCCTCACCCGGATACAAACGTAATTACAAGCAGGAAGCTAAATACGACGGTCAGCCTGCTGTACGTAAGAAAAGAGCCTCTCGCAATGCCGCACGTAGGAAGATGGCTAAAGCTGGATTAGTACGTAAAGGTGATGGTAAAGATGTTCATCACGTAGGTGGTAACGCATTGAACAACAAGAAGCTGGCGGTTAAGTCAGCATCAGCAAATAGGTCTTACGCTCGTACTAAGACTGCACGTAAAAAGAATCCACGGAGTTAAACAATGGAAAAAGTAAATCCAGAACGTGCGAAGATGATTAAAGATCTTCAAGATGAAAAAGCTAAGTATGAAGCTGAACTTCGTTCTGACCCAACGGACAAGGCCGCTCAGATGAATTTAAAACAAGTCAACAGTGTGCTCAAGCGGTACGGCGTTAACATCGATGAAGATAATTCTAAACTGAAAGATGGCGGCATGGCTGGCGGTAAAAGAACTCCACACAGGTACGTGGGCGGCGGTGTTGTAGTAGATAACCTACCAAATCCCGGACTGAAAGAACTAGCTAAATCCCCAAAAGGAAGAAAAGCTGTTCGCAAAATGGGCTTTGATGTCTGACATTGAAGATGAGATACGAAAGTGGTCTCGTGAATTTTTAGAAGTTCCTTGTGATAACCTAAACGGATTACCACCCTGCCCTTATGCAAAGAGGGCGTGGCTAGAAAACAAAGTTAAGTTTTCTGTGAACACAGGTCTTGATGGCCTGACACAACAAGTAAAAGAATACGATACACACGATTTCGATATTGTCATCTGGGCTGATGAAGAATATCCAGAAATGGAATATTTAGATGGCTTTTGTGACGGTATCAACGAGGCACTGTCGGTGGCTGGTATTGATCTTCATTTAATGTTGTTTCATCCAGATTACAGTCCCTCAGAAGCAGGTCTGCATTTTCTAGAAGAGGTAGAGTGTTTAGAGGACTCAGAACTCGAATACGCTATGGTCTTTGTTCAACGTCTGTCTATTCTAGATGATGCGGCATTAAGTCTGGAGAAAAGTGGGTACTACAAACACTTTCCAAAAGATACATACGAAAGTCTAGTTCTATATAGAAGAGGATTACGAAATGAAAGGTAAAGCAAAAACCGCCAAGAAAAAGATGATGCGCGGCGGTGGTATGCCCATGAAGAAAAAGATGATGGGTGGCGGAATGGCTAAGACTGCCAAGAAAAAGATGATGGGTGGTGGAATGGCTAAGACTGCCAAGAAAAAAATGATGGGCGGCGGCATGGCTAAGACGGCTAAAAAGAAAATGATGCGCGGCGGAATGGCAAAAAAGAAAAAGTAATTGCTAAATATTGCCGTACAACCATCAAAACTTCATGGCTATGGGGTCTTTGCTACATCTGTAATCAAAGAGGGGGACACAATTGAAATGTGTCCTTATGTCGTCTTAGACGATGGACAGGTTGAAGAAACTAGCATCCTCCGCGATTATTTATTTGGTACCCCATTTGAAGATGAAGAATGTTTGCTGTCACCTTTTGGGTACGCTATGGTATATAACCATTCATCCAAACCGAATGCTGAATGGATCGTGGAAGAAAAGAAAGTAGACTTTGTCCGTTTTTTTGCTTTGCGTGATATTCAGAAAGGTGAAGAAATAACACACGATTATGGTGTGGCGTATTGGGATAGCAGGGAAGATGGAGGGGATTATCCAGACTTTGTTAGCAGAGATGAGATTTAAGAAATGATTAACACTAATAAAAATTCTAGATTTCGCACAGTTAACAAAGAGGCGGGTACAACAGGTCAGGAAGTTACACTGTACACTTGTCCATCTAACTGTCGCACTGTCGCTAATTCTTTGTGGGTTAGTAACTCAAGCACAGGTAATGCTGATGTAGATCTTAAATTTACCCGCGCTGATACCACAAGCAATTCACAACACATGAGTTTATTAGTTAGTAAAACTTTGGCAACTGGAGAACACCTGACTTTTCCCGATGATAAGTTTATACTAGAACCAAGCGACACCATTAAATTCACTGCAACAGGCAGTAACACGATACACGTAGATTTAATGGTAACTGTTGAAGAATTTTTCTTACCATCGGATGCATTCTAATGAAGAAAGTTAAAAAGATGATGAGTGGCGGCACGGCTAAGACAAGCCCGATGAACGCTGTTAATATGGCGAAAGGAGGTACGAAGAGTCGTGTTAATGAGTCCGGCAATTACACCAAGCCCGGTATGCGCAAAAACTTATTCAACCGCATCAAAGCCGGTGGAAAAGGTGGCTCACCCGGACAATGGAGCGCAAGAAAGGCTCAGATGCTTGCCGCACAATACAAGCAAAAGGGTGGCGGATACAAATCGTGAAAGCTCCTCAACGCAGTCTGAAAAATTGGACAAAGCAAAAATGGCGTACCAAGAGTGGCAAGCCATCTACACAAGGACCGAAAGCTACCGGGGAGCGTTACCTACCGGAGAAAGCTATCAAGGCTCTTTCATCGCGAGAGTATGCCGCTACTACGAAAGCCAAGCGGAAGGGGAAAGCCGCGGGCAAACAATTTGTAAAACAGCCTAAGCGTGTAGCAAAGAAAACATCGAGGTTTCGTTAATGGCGATTAATAAAAAAAGTGCTAAAAGAATTAAGACTGTAGTCAAAGGATTACAAAAAGCCGTTAGGTCTCATGCAAAGCAATCGCGAGTTTTATCTGGAGTTTTAAGTGAAAGCAAAAAAAGATCCGGCAAAAGGAACAGGTAAAAAACCAAAGGGAAGTGGAAGAAGATTGTATACGGATGAGAATCCACAAGATACAGTTTCGATCGCGTATGCAACTGTAGCCGATGCTAAAAGGACGATTACAAAAGTTAAAAAGATTAAAAAGCCCTTTGCCAGAAAGATACAAATATTAACTGTGCTAGAGCAAAGAGCTAAAGTTGCAAATAAACCTGAACAGGCCAAGCTAGCAAAATTAGCTAAAGAGCAATTGAGAAAACAAAATGCGTAATTTAACTGAAAAACAGCAGAAATTTTTAGACGCTCTTTTTGGGGAAGCTCGTGGTAATCCAACTGAAGCTAAAAAAATAGCGGGATATTCTGCGACGCATTACACCGGCAGTATTGTGGAGTCTTTAAAAGACGAAATACTAGAGCACACTAATATGTACTTAGCAGGCAATGCGCCACGTGCGGCAATGGCTATGGTCGGTGCACTAGCAGACCCTACAGAAATGGGTATTAAAGAAAAGATGATGGCGGCAAAAGAAGTAATGGATCGTGTTGGCATTATCAAATCAGAAAAACTTCAAGTAGAAGCAACAGGCGGTGTGATGATACTTCCACCGAAAAAATCTGAGGATGACAACTGATAGGGGCGCGGGTAAGTGGATACTTGCCCAGCCTGAAAATATAATTAAAGATGAGGATTTTCTTCCCATACCTAAAATAGCTAGAACTATTCCATTTGGTTATAAAGAAGATCCCGAAGATGATGACGTACTGTTACCAATACCCAGAGAGCTTAGAGCACTAGAAAAAGCTAAAGAATATTTACAACAGTATAGTTATAGAGAAGTTGCGAATTGGCTTACTAAACAAACAAATCGCAGTATTTCTCATATGGGATTAAAGAAAAGAATCGCAAATGAGCAGTCCAACAAAAGACGAAGCGCAACTCTCCGCCAGTGGGCCGAAAGGTACAAGACGGCGATCAGGAAAGCGGAGGAAATCGAGCGCACGAGGCTTGGCGCAAGAGAATCGCAAATCACAGAAGTTGAGTCAGCCGCGAATTGAAGTTCGCCAAGATCCGCAACAAGAACCTGAATTTGAGCCTATAGCTCCTGAAGAAGAATACAACGTAATATTTAAACCCAATGCTGGACCACAAACAGAGTTCCTAGCATCGGGAGAACGGGAGGTTCTATATGGAGGTGCCGCAGGCGGTGGTAAGTCTTATGCTATGCTGGCTGACCCGTTACGATTTATGGGACATCCATCTTTCAGCGGACTGTTGCTACGACATACAAACGAAGAACTAAGAGAACTTGTTTGGAAATCTCAAGAGATGTATCCAAAAATCTGGCCCGGTATAAAATGGTCAGAAAGAAAGATGCAGTGGACTGCCCCTTCAGGCGCAAGGTTGTGGTTTTCGTATCTCGACAGGGACGAAGACGTGTTAAGATACCAAGGTCAGGCTTTTAGCTGGATTGGTTTTGACGAATTAACACAGTGGCACACGCCATTTGCATGGGATTACATGCGCTCTCGCCTACGTAGCACAGCGACAGATCTACCTACATATATGAGAGCAACTACAAACCCCGGTGGACCCGGGCACTCGTGGGTTAAAAAGATGTTTATTGATCCTGCACCACCGGGTCAATCATTTAACGCGAAAGACATAGAAAGTGGTAAAACATTAATCTATCCAAAAGGACATTCTAAGGAAGGCGTACCGCTTTTTAAGCGCAGATTCATACCCGCAATGTTGACCGACAATCCACATTTGTACGAGCAGGGCGACTATGAAGCGATGTTATTATCTTTACCAGAGCATCAGCGTAAGCAATTATTAGAAGGCAATTGGGATGTTGCAGAAGGCGCGGCGTTTCCTGAGTTTAACAGACAGATCCACGTTATTGATCCTTTTGACGTACCTAGGAATTGGGTTAAGTTTCGCGCCTGCGATTATGGGTATGGCTCTTATTCTGCTGTCGTTTGGTTTGCTTGTACTCCTGATGAACAGCTTATTGTTTATCGCGAGTTATATGTTAGTAAGGTTTTGGCAACTGATCTCGCGGATATGGTTCTCGATCTGGAATCGGGAGACGGCAGGATCAGATATGGAGTATTGGACAGTTCATGTTGGCATCGCAGAGGCGATACTGGACCTTCGCTTGCGGAACAGATGATTCAAAAAGGTTGTCGCTGGAGACCCTCTGATAGATCAGGCGGTTCTAGAGTTGCAGGTAAAAATGAATTGCACAGACGATTACAAATTGATGAGTTTACGGAACAACCAAGAATACAATTTTTTAACACCTGTACAAATATAATTGCACAACTCCCTGTATTACCACTGGATAAAAGAAACCCAGAAGACATAAACACAAAAGCAGAAGATCATTTGTATGATGCATTACGTTATGGTATAATGAGCAGACCGCGATTTTCAATTTGGGATTACGATCCTGCCCATCAAAGACCTTCTAACTTTGTTCCCGCCGATAGTACATTTGGATATTAAATATGGAAGAAAATGAAATTTTCGGCTCTGAGTCGGATGTTCAAGTTACACTTGATGATGTAGAAGAAGTTTCTTCTGAGCCTACTGAGCTTAAATCTTTATCGGGACATGTCATTGATCGATATCAAAAAGCTGAAGATGCCAGAAGACAAGACGAGGAACGATGGTTACAGTCGTACAGAAATTACAGAGGTTTGTACGGCCCCGATGTTCAATTTACCGAAGCTGAAAAATCTAGAGTATTTATTAAGGTAACTAAAACTAAAACATTGGCCGCTTATGGGCAGATAATCGATGTTTTGTTCGCTAATCAAAAGTTTCCAATCTCAGTAGAACCAACCGTATTACCTGAAGGTGTAGCAGAGTCTGTGCATTTTGACATGCAACAAAAGCCTGAAAGTAGTGCTCCTGAAAGTGAGGATTCGCTTTTTGGTTTTGCGGGGGACGGCAAGGACTTTCCTCCCGGTGCGACAGCAGACAGTCTGCGAGAAATGCTGGGGCCATTAAAAAATAAACTTGCTGATGTTGAAGGCCTGACTGAGGGACCGGGCTTAACGGGAACTCAAGTTTCTTTTGAGCCTGCTTTAGTAGCGGCCAAAAAAATGGAAAAGAAAATAATGGATCAGTTAGAGGAAGCTCATGCCTCTAAACAACTAAGATCTACTTCATTTGAAATGGCGTTGTTTGGCACAGGGATTATGAAAGGTCCGTTTGCCACTGATAAAGAATATCCAAACTGGGATGAAGAGGGAGAATATAATCCTGTAATTAAAACAGTTCCTTCTACATCACATGTTTCTGTCTGGAATTTTTACCCAGATCCTGATGCGGCAAATATGGACGAAGCGCAGTACGTTATTGAGCGGCATAAGATGTCTCGTGCTCAACTACGTGCATTGAAAAAACGTCCATTTTTCCGTGCTCAAGTTATTGACGATGTCATTTCTGAGGGAGAAGGATATTATAAAAAGTATTGGGAAGATGATTTAAGAGACTATCAAACCGATTATGATGTTGATCGTTTTGAGGTTTTAGAATACTGGGGCACAGTCGATAGAGAAATATTAGAAACTGCGAATATCGAAATACCAGAGGAGTTTGGAGAGGGCGATGAAGTTCAAGCAAACATTTGGTATTGTAATAACCGCATTATTCGTACTGTGCTAAATCCGTTTAAGCCTGCTCACATACCATACTATGCAGTCCCTTATGAGCTAAATCCTTACTCATTCTTTGGTGTGGGTATCGCAGAAAACATGGACGATACTCAAACGCTGATGAACGGCTTTATGCGTATGGCAGTGGACAATGCTGTTTTGTCTGGTAACTTGCTCATTGAAATCGATGAGACTAATCTTGTTCCCGGTCAAGATCTCTCAGTGTATCCGGGTAAGGTTTTTCGTCGTCAGGGCGGTGCACCGGGTCAAGCTATCTTTGGAACAAAGTTTCCAAATGTATCTAATGAGAATATGCAATTGTTTGACAAAGCCCGTGTACTTGCGGATGAGTCAACAGGCTTCCCCTCATTTGCACACGGACAAACAGGTGTGTCTGGTGTAGGCCGTACAGCATCTGGTATTTCGATGCTAATGAATGCGGCGGCTGGGGGCATTAAGACTGTCATTAAAAATGTTGATGATTATTTGCTTGCGCCATTAGGTAAAGCAATGTTTTCATTTAATATGCAGTTTGACTTTGATCCAGAAATTAAAGGAGACTTAGAGGTCAAAGCGCGTGGCACAGAGTCATTGATGGCTAACGAAGTACGTAGTCAACGGCTAATGCAATTCATGCAAGTTGCGTCTAATCCGACTCTCGCTCCTTTTGCTAAGTTCCCTTACATTGTACGTGAAATTGCAAAGTCAATGGATCTTGATCCTGACAAGGTTACAAATAGCTTTGAAGAAGCCGCACTGCAACAAAAACTTATGCAACAAAATGCACCGCCCGCGCCTGCTCAGCCTGCGACAGGAGCGCCAGCAGTGGACGATCCCACAGGTTCTGGCGGGGCTAATATTGGTGTAGGGCAAGCCCCTGTACCGGGAGAACAAGGATTTACAGGCAATGACCAATCAGGACAACCACCGGCAGAAGGTGGTGAGCAAGCTCAAGTCCCTTTGCAGTAATCA